TTAAGAGAGCAAGAAATTGCTGATCTTAAAGAGCAAATGACTCGTTTAGCAAAGATGGTAGAAGAAAAGGCTAAATCTGATAAACCTGAAGTTAAAACAGAAACGAAAGAACCTAAAAAGGACTAACTAATGGCTTCAACTCTCTTACAACTCGTTCAACAAGCTACAGGTGAAATGGGTTTAGTTCAACCTACGCAAGTTGTGGGTAATACTTCTGCTGATGTGGTTCAACTTTATGCACTAATGAACTCTATCGGTTACGAGATACAAAGAGATCATAATTGGGAAGCATTAGATAAAGAGTATAGATTTTATACTGTTTACGAAACACTTACTTGTACCCTTGTGGAAAACTCTGTTAATGTTGTAACAGCAGAGCCAACCACAGGGTTAAGTAATTTATGGATTGTTACAGGCACAGGTATTAATCAAGATACTTATGTTGATACGGTTACCGGTGCTAATTCACTTACATTATCACAAGCCGCTACACAAAGCGGTGTATTTACACTATATTTTTCACAAGCTAAATATCCATTACCTAGCGATTGGGATAGACAAGTAGATCGTACACATTACGACAAGTCTAAACGTTGGGAAATGATGGGGCCAACTAGCGCTCAACAATGGCAGTTCTTAAAGTCTAGTTATATTTCAACAGGCCCTAGAATCCGTTACAGAATCTTAGGCGGATACTTCCAAATCTGGCCTGCTATGAATACTAATGAATATCTAGGTTTTGAATACATGAGTAACCAATGGGCTGATTCAGCTTCAGGTACTCCACAATCATCATTCTTAGCTGATACAGATACTTGTATATTCCCTGATCGTTTAATGGTCACAGCACTTAAAAAGAAATACTTTGAGATTAAAGGTTTTGATGCAACAGCATTTACAAGAGATTACTTACAACAATTATCATTCGCTAAGGCAAACGATTCTGGTTCAGCTACATTAAGTTTTGCACCAGTACCATCTTCAGTCTTAATCGGATTTGAAAATATACCTGATGCGAACTATGGACAATAGTCATGGATAACTACACTTTAAAGTTAGCACAACTATTGCAAAATGCACAACCACAACAAGGCGGATTATCTGTAGGTAACTATCCTAATCCATTTCAAAATCCAAATGCAAATGGTGGTGGATTAAGAGCTTATAAAAATGATGACGGCACTTATGGCGGTCAAATGATGCCTAAATATACAGGATGGATGGGTGTGCAAACAAATCCAAAAGGTCAAAGTGTAACAGAATTATCTATTGGTGATAATATTGGCGATTTTCCATCTATTGTTCCTACATTAAATAAAACAGAATTAAATGAGATTGTTCAACATGAAAAAATAATGCCTTCTGCAAGACAAAAAGCACAAGAATGGGCAAATTTAAGACGATCACAAGGATTAAGTCCTTTTAAAGATATTTGGGATAAATAATGTTTCCAGTAAAACGAAAATCATCAGGAAGCGTATCATTACCAGCACCTATAGGTGGATGGAACGCTAGAGATAGTTTAGCGGATATGCCTGCAACAGATGCAGTTTATCTTACTAACTGGTTTCCTGCTACTACAGAATGTGTATTGCGTAAAGGTTATGCTAAATGGGCTACAGGTATATCTGGCACAGTAGAAACCATTATGAATTACGAAGGTGGCAATACTTCTAAATTATTTGCTATCTCTACAAACGGTACTGTATATGATGTAACAACACAGGGTGTAGCTACTGCAACGTCATTAACAGGATTATCTAATGCTAGATGGCAATATTGTAACTTTGCTACAGCAGGTGGTAATTACTTATACATGGCTAATGGTGTAAATACACCTTATGTATATAATGGCACTACTTATGTAAGCGTTACAGGCGTATCTACACCAGCTATTACAGGTGTTACTACTACAGAATTAAACAACCCAATAGTATTTAAACAAAGAATATTCTTTACACAAAAGAATACACTTAAAACATGGTATTTACCTGTAAGTTCTATTGGTGGTGCTGCTAATCAAATAGATGTATCACAATATGCTTATAAAGGTGGGTATGTCGTACAACACGCTACATGGACATTAGATGCTGGTTATGGTGCAGATGATTACTATGTAATTTACACTTCTAAAGGCCAAGTAGTCGTATTTAAAGGAACAGATCCTTCATCAGCTACCACATGGGCTATGATTGGTGTATGGGATTTAGGTGTTCCAATCGGCACTCGTTGTATGTATAAATACGGTGGTGACTTATTATTACTAGGTTCAGATGGCCTAACACCAATGGCTAGTGAATTACAATCATCTAGGCTTGATCCTAGAGTAGCTTTAACAGATAAAATACAATGGGCTGTATCAGAAGCTATTTCTAATTATGGCTCTACTTTTGGATGGCAAATTTTATTCTATCCACAAGAAAATCAATTATGGCTTAATGTGCCTAACCCTTATGGCAATCAACAATTTGCTATGAACAGTATTAGCAAGAATTGGTGTAATTACACAGGATGGCAAGCAAGCTGTTTTGAGATATTCCAAGATGAACCTTATTTTGGTGGTGTTGGCTATGTAGCAAGAGCATATTACACAAATGCTGATGATACGAGTAATATTATAGGTACAGGATTACAAGCGTTTTCAGACTTTAATAGTCCAGGACAAACTAAGCGTTTTACAATGGCTAAACCTATATTTAGAACTACAGGTAACCCAGCTATTTATGTAAATATTAACCTAGACTTTAATTTAGATGATCCAAACACATCTTTAAACTACACACCAAGTAATGCAGCCACATGGGATAATGCTCTTTGGGATGATGCAATATGGGGTGGTGGTTTAGCAGTATTACAACAATGGCAAGGTCTTAATGGCGTAGGTTATTATGGCGCACCTATTGTTAAAACAGCTTCACAAGGTATTGATACTCGTTGGGTATCTACAGACATAGTTATTGAAAAGGGTGCAGTCTTATAATAGTTCAAGGTCAAGCAGTAGGCGAATGGGTATGTCAAAAAGCAGGTGGCAGATGGAATGATTTATGCCAAGCTATTGGTCAAGAAACAGACGGTGAATTAGTAATAGGTGTTTTGTATAATGGTTATACAGGCAGTTCAATATCCATTCATTCAAGATGTGATAACCCTAAAAAAGTATCAAGAGAATTTTATTGGGCAATATTTAATTACCCATTCAATGTATTAAAAGTCAAACGCTTAACAGGATTAGTCTCTACAGCTAATTTAAAAGCACAAAAATTAGATGAACATTTAGGTTTTGAACGTGAAACCATAATAAAAGATTACTTTCCTGATGGTGATGGGATTGTTTATATAATGCGACCAGAAATGTGTCGTTTTTTAAAACTCGGAGATAGATATGCAAAGTAAGTTAGCTAGATTGTTAGATCCACTTTATAGATGGATTACAAGTTATATGGATACTTATGGATTCATTATGTATGGTATTGGTAAGGATGATGCACCACCACCACCAGATTATGTTGGAGCAGCTAAAGAAACTGCACAAGGTAATTTGGATGCAGCTAGAGCAGCTATTGCAGCTAACCGAGTAAACCAAATCACTCCTTATGGCAATCTTACTTATAAACAAACAGGTACAGATCCTTATGGCAATCCTATGTGGACTGCTACACAAGAGTTATCTCCAGAGCAACAAAAAATTGCAAGCCAACAAGCAAATTTATCATCAGGTTTATTAAGCACAGCTCAACAAGGCTTAGATTATGCTGGTAACTTAATGGCTAAACCAGGCATAGATCAATCTAAATTACCTTCTATAGGTATTAATCCTGGTGAAACATATTCTGATGCTATTATGCGTAGACTTCAACCACAAATGCAAATGGAAAAAAGCCAGTTTGATGCACAAATGGCTAATCAAGGTATTGCAACTAATTCAGAAGCCTATGCTAACGCTAAACGTCAATTTGACCAAGCACAAAACGATAAATTAACATCAGCAGTTGTAGGTGGATTTAATACAGGTCTTGCAGCTAATCAACAAGCATTTGGTCAAGCTGGTTACAATCAAATGCAACCAATCAATGTTATTAACGCTTTAAGAACAGGATCACAAGTACAAGCACCAAGCTATGTTAATCCAGCTCAACAAGCTACAACAGCAGGCCCTGATATTTTAGGCGCAACAGGACAACAATATAATGCACAATTAGCTCAAACTAATGCTAATAACGCTGCTTCTGGTGGATTCTTAGGTGGTCTTATGAATATGGGTGCATCATATTTAGGCCGCCCAACTACTAATATTTATTAAGGATTAAACATGGCATTTTTCCCACAAGATGATACACAAGACGTTAGTGGATTACCTGCTAATGACGTTATGGCTCAACTTGAGCTACAACGTAGACTTAAAATGGCTCAGCAATTACAAGAAGCTAAAAATCCTGAAGGCCAAATGGTTAGTGGTCATTATGTAGCACCATCATGGACACAATACGCTGCTAATGCCATGAATAAGTATTTTGGTAGAAAAGCAGAAGAGGAAGCTGTAAAAGGATATGGCGCATATCAAAAATCTAAAGCAAGTCAATTAGGTGATGTTCTTGAATCATTAAAAACAACAACAAAAGATGTGCCTTTGGATACAGTTCAAACAGGTGGTATGCCTGGTATGTGGGAAACTCAAACAGTTCAACCTGATATTAATAAAACTATTGAATTAATGAATAAGTATGATCCTAATTTTGGTGCAAAAATAGCTGAAACTCGTATTAGCAAATATTTAACACCAGAATCTAATCTTGGTAAGGTAGAAATTGATAAATTTACTCCACAATCTATAGCTGC